AGTCACCGGCCATCTCGAATCGCCCCCTGCTGGCGCGCAATTGCGGCGACAACACGATCACTGATTCGAGCGGTCAGCAACTCGGGCCACTGCTGAACAGCAGCACGAGTGACTCCGATTGCTTGGGCGCAGCTTTTCTGCGTTCCCCCAAGCGCGGCAATAGCTTCGGCTTTGGTCATGGGGGCAATGATAGATTGCTTTCCCAATAAATGCAAGTTATCTAGCATTATTTGACACCAACAATCCGATAGATGCGATAAGGCCGGCCACCGCAGAGAGGATGCCTCCAAGCCTTCTCGACGTGATACAGCGGGGAGATGTCCCGGCTAACCCTTTGAGCGAGTGAGAATGATCCCACTTTCAGCAGCGCGTCATAGGGGCTGAGCCAGTCCTTTTTCATCAAGGCGATGATTTGATCTGTTTGGGTCATTCTTCCCCCGAGAACAGGTCGATGGTTTTTGCCTTCGCCGCCGCCATGTTAGCCACGGCCTGCTTGTAGTAGCTGGCCTTCAACTCCACGCCGACAAAGCGCCGGCCCATCTCGGCGGCCACATAGCCTTCGCTTCCGATTCCCATGAAAGGCGACAACACAATGTCATCAGGATTGCTCCACAGCCTGATGCCGCGACGAATCACCTCGAGCTGCAGCGGGCACACATGGCGCTCGTCGTCGTGCTCGCGGGCGCTCATGTATTGCAGCGTATCGGATGGGTTGATGTCCATCCACACCGGGCTGGCGTAGCGCTGCCACAAGCTCACCGGGAACTCGTCGGCGGTGTGCGTGACGTGCTCCGACTCGCCGGGGCTGCGCATAGTGATGAGGTAGTCGGGGATGCCCATGCGGGTCATTTCGCTGCGCTCACGAATCGACTTGTGCAGCAGGCCCAGCGCCTTGGTGCGGGTCATGGCCGTCACCGGGTCTTTCCAGATCGTGGCCTTGCTGTGGAAGATGAAGCCGTGCTTCTGGAATGCACGGATCAAGTCGCCGGGAAAGTCCTTGAGGCCGATGTGCCCGTCACGCTCTTTGCTGGCCGGCATGTCCATGCAGTGGAAGCTCACGTTGCGGCCGGGCTTCATCACTCGCAGCAGTTCGGCAATGAGGTAGTCGAAGTGCTCGTAGAACTCCGCGTCATTGCGCACGTTGCCCATGTCGTTAGGGCTGTTCGAGTAAACGTAAAGTGAAATGAACGGCGGCGAAAAGATGCTGTAGCCGATGGAGTGATCCGGCAGACCTTTGAGTACCTCGACGGAATCGCCACGGTAGGCGGCGTATCGCTCGGTCACGACTTGTTCAATGCAGTTCATGCGGCTTCTTTCAAAAATGCCGGCACCTTGACTTGATGCACGGCGTTGTAGGAATTGGTTTCACGTGTCAACCCAACGACTTCGGATTGCACCGCCTCGCGGGTTTCGGCCCCCAAGCTCTCGGCCATCTCTCCGGCCTCGCGCTCTTTGCGCTTGAGGTTGGAAACAATGGAGCCTTCGGCCTTGCTTGCGAATATGTGAACGTGAACCTCTCGCTTCTGACCGAACCTCCAGCAGCGGCGCACGGCCTGGTAATAGGCTTCGTATGAATCGGTGACGCCGACAAACGCCATGCGGGCTGCGTGCTGCCAGTTCAACCCGAACCCAGCCAGCGAAGGCTTCGTCACCAGCACTCGGGCGCGTCCCTCGGCAAAGTCGGCAAGGCGGCGCTCTTTTACTTCAACGTCATCAGCGCCCGCAATCTGTATTGCACCGGGGATCGCAGCGGTCAGCGCGTCACCCTCGGCATTGAGGTCGCACCAAACAACCCACGACTCACCGGGCTGACTGTTGACAATCTCAGCGCACGCGGCCACACGGTCGGCCATCGACTCGCGGCGGGCTTGTCTGCGTTCACTCAGGCTCTGCGCCTCGGCGGCGAACAGCATCCCATTGATCGGCATCTCGAAGTCGACTGAGTGCTCATGCAGGTGCAGGGATGGCAGGTTGTATGCCCCGTCATCAAAGCCCAGGTCAGAGGGCTTGCGGATCATCGCGCCCCACGATGCCACCCAACGCCAGAAGATGGCCCGTGCGTGGCCCTTGAGTCGCCATGAACTGGTGTCGCCACCGTCATGGGTAAAGTACTCGGCCAGCATTTCCTGCCGGGTGCAGATGCCCAAGAACTCAGCATGCGTGCCCAACTCAACCCAGTCATTCGGGGCCGGCGTGGCAGTCGCGCATAGCTTGAACTGCGTTTCTTTGAACGCGCTCAAAAGCGTGCTCAAGGTCTTGCTGTTGTGGTGCTTGATGCATGATGACTCGTCCAGCACCACCGCGCCAAACATGGCCGGATCAAAGCGGTGCAGCCGGTCATAGTTGGTGATGTTGATCCCGGCCCCAACCTCCGCGCCGTCGCGGCAATGCTGAACTTCCACACCCAGCTCTGCCCCCTCTAAAACGGTTTGAGCGGCTACGGCGAGTGGGGCCAGGATCAACACGGGGCGATTCGTGTGGCGCTGTACAGCGGCCGCCCACGAAAGCTGCATTCTTGACTTGCCAAGCCCGGTATCGGCAAAAATCGCAGCACGGCCACGGCGCAGAGCCCAGGCAGTAAGCGCAGATTGGTGCGGGAACAGTGATCCTGGCAGACTGAAACCATCTGCAATGCCAGTCAGCGGCACTGTAGACAGCTTTGTAGATACAAAATGAGAGTAGTCGTTCATTCATCCTCCGTTAAAAATAGGGATGGTGGAGCACTGCAAAGCCTTAGTTTCCACACCGACGGACCCCTGATGCAGCGCCCCACCAACTTAGAACACCTCGCGCAACTGCCGCTTCAGCCAGTTCCGCAACTGCACTTCATCCAGCGGCTTGGGCTGGGCCAGCTTTACATGCTCAATGGCCAGGCCATCGGCTGTCCTGACTAGCGCCATGTCGCCAAGGTCTATGCGTTGCGGCGCTTCGGTTGTTGCTTCAGTTGTCATGGGGCAATTCTTGGCGGGTTCTGTGCGGGTTGGCAATTGAGTCCTGTCAATGGCAAATGCTTGTGCAATAGCTAAGTCCAATTGGATGCAATCGGGGCCAATCGGTAAAGTCTAGTCATCGGTTCAACACACCGCCACCCACCAGGAGCCCGACATGATCGAAGTCACCGCAGCCGAAAAGCAAGCAGTTGCCAACATCGGCACGCTCCCACTTAATCTAGCCCTGCACAGCCTGCCTGGAAATCGCAGCAAGGTTAGCGCCAATGAAATCATGTTCGCCTGCCAACAGGAGTCAAACGGCAACCCGTTTACGTACTCCAAGCGCATAGCGTTTGCAATGGACATGCTGGCCGACCGCATCAACTTGTCGCGGGCCATCGACCAAACACCCCAACCAGGCTGCGATCAGGCATGGGTCAGCTTCGGTGACGCGGAGGTGCTAGTTGAGTACAGCGTTCCGACTGACGACGACACGACGCCATGGCCTTTGTGCATTTACATCAACGGATCATGGGTTGATGTGTGCAGCGGAATATTCACAGAGTCCGCCCTTGAAGGTTGGTCAGACCAAATTACCGAGCAGCGCGAAACCGCTAGGAGCTACGCATGAAATTTAACGACACCGACATTAACTTTCCCGGCCCTGAGTGCTGGCGTCACCTTGCCGAAAGGCAGCAAGTTCTGAAAGAATCCGAGGGCCTCGACCTTGCCGCGATGGACCTCGATGACGATGCTGGTGACTGTGCGGACGAAACCGGGCCGATGTGGTTCCAGCTCATCGAGCGGCACCCCGGAACCATTGCCGTGATTGCTACCGCCATCGGCGCGCTGCCGTACTTCTGGGCATGAGCGATGCCCCGCCCGATCAAGACCAGAACCACTCAAGGATTTGTATGCAACGCACTGACGACGATCTTTCGCGCTTTCTTGTATCGCGTCTTGAGCAGACCGGGGCGAAAGTGACACAGCCAACGGTGAGCCTGCTGAACGGGTTCAAGTACACGCCGAGCCACGCCACCGACATTCGCCAGACCTTCGACCGGGCGCGGCGAGCACAAGAGGCCACCCAATGAACAACAACGCACTAGCACTGCGCGACGAAATCCACAGCGCACGGCAAAGCT